CTTTCTGCACACATCCGCATTATTATCACTTTTGGGGCATACACTAGATGTAGTGGTCAAACAACCTACTGACCATCAGACGTAGGGGCGAGACAATGACAGCCGGCAGACCAGCCAGACCGCTAGAGCAGAAGGTCGCACTAGGCAACCCAGGCAAGCGCGCATTACCTAAACCGATAGAGTTCGCTCAGGGTGGTTACATTCAACCGTTTAGACCGCTTGAGTTTGCAGGCACTCAACTCTGGGAGTCTGCGATGAAAACAGGCGGTAACTGGATAGCTCGAAACTCAGACACTCACCTTTTGCTAATGACCTGCGAGCAACTAGATCGGCGCGAGGAACTTAGAGCGTTAGCAATTGAGACGCACGAATGGCGTATTTACAAACAACTTTTAGAACTAGAGCGAACTGTATCTGGCAACCTAAGCTTGCTTGGCTTTACGCCATCAGACAGAACAAAGCTCGGACTGGCCGAAGTCAAAACACGCTCAAAGCTAGACGAACTAATTGAGCGAAAGAATAACCGCACTTGATAAAAAGCTGGCCACCCCAATGGCTGACACCAATACCAGAAGCTGAACGCCTAAACAGCGACGGGCAACTAGTTATAGATTTTGCAGAAGCGTTTGGCATTATTACCAAAGACTCAATAGCAGGCAAAGCCGGCGAAGCGTTGGTGCTTCGTGACTGGCAAAAGGACTAATCAGACATGTTTTTGCAGGTGACGAGAATGGCTATCGCAATCGCATTAGCCTTATTGGTCAACCGCGTAAAAACGGAAAGAGCGCGCTCGGATCTATTTTCGCCCTGTATTCTTTGGCGCTCGGTGCTAGGGGCGCTGAGGTTTACAGCGTGGCAGCAGAAAAAGAACAAGCTCGCATTGTATTCGCAGACGCTAAGCGAATGATAGAAGCCAGCCCAGAGCTAAGCGCAATTACAAAGCTATACCGAGATGCCGTAGAGCTACCAGCGACAGGTTCGGTTTACCGCGTTCTCTCCGCTGAGGCTTATTCAAAAGAAGGTCTAAACCCATCAGCCACAATCTTTGATGAGCTGCACGCACAACCCAATCGAGAACTCTTTGACGTGATGTCTTTGGCAATGGGTTCTAGGGGCCGTCAGTCAACCCTCATAGCTATTACTACGGCAGGAACGCGCTCAGACCAAACAGGCTCAGATTCAATTGCTTACAGCCTTTATAACTACGGCAAGAAAATAGCAACCAAAGAACTAGAAGATGACACCTTTTTTATGGCATGGTGGGAAGCGCCACCAGAGGCAGACCACCGCAGACCCGAAACTTGGGCGATGGCTAATCCTGGCTACGATGACATCTGCTCAGCCGAGGACTTTGTTCTGCTGTCAGACGCACACCTGAAGCCGAGTTCAAAATCAAACGAACTAACCAATGGATAAATTCTAAGAACGCATGGCTGCCAGCCGGCTCGTGGGATCAGTTACAAGAAACGTTTGAACTTTTACCAACCGATGAATACGTTATGGGCTTTGACGGATCTTGGAAAAACGACAGCACCGCAGTAGTCGCAGTCATTCTGCCGCGCACCGAGGGCGATGTCTTTAGGGTTTACCGAGTGGCAAGCTGGGAGAAGGATTTTGTTCTAGATGATGACTCGTGGATTATTGACAAGAACGAAGTAAGCAAAACAATAATTGAATACTTCTTTGCCAACCCAAACTGTCGAGAGATAGTCTGCGACCCTGCAATGTGGCAAGATGAAATGTTCCAGTGGGCTGACGCAGGGCTTCAAGTTGTTGAGTACCCGAACACAATAAGCAGAACCGTACCTGCCACAGCTAAACTTTACGAAGCAATCATGAATGGAAAGATAAGGCACGACGGCGATGCAGCCCTAAGTAGACACCTAGACAACTGCATACTAAAGGTTGACTCGCAACGAGGCGCGAGAATAACCAAGGACTACCGCAACCCCAAGCTAAAGATAGACTTAGCAATCGCGCTGCTGATGGCGTATGACAGGGCAAGCGGTAGACTAGAAGAAGTATTAGTGCCTCAAGTATTTGTTTAGGCGGTAGAATTTGGGAATCTTTGACGGGCTATTTGGCAAACGTGCGTTAAGTTATCAGTCAATTTGGGGCGCAGGCTCGGACTTTGATACTGGCGCAAGCCTATCTGCAACTCAAGTAACCAGCGAGTCAGCGTTTCAAGTTAACGCAATCTATGGCGCAATCTCGCTAATTAGCGACGGCATTAGTTCTCTCCCGGTTGACACTTACATCCGTAGAGATGGATCACGCTTTGCTTTCCGACCTCGCCCTGCTTGGGTTTCACGCCCAGACGTAGACACAACCAAAGAAGCCTTTTGGGGTGCAGTCATTGTTTCGCTATTGCTTGACGGTAACGCGTTCGTTCGCGTCTACTCAAACGACGCTGGTGAAATCGTAAACCTAAATGTACTCAACCCTCAGAAGGTCACGATAGAGCGCAACGGCTTAGGTCGGGTTATGTTCCAGGTTGAGGGCGAAGCCAATACGCTATCAAGCGACGAGGTTATCTTCATACCTGACGTAGTTCGCCCAGGACACATCCGAGGCGTTAGCCGCGTGGAAGCACTAAAGGAAAACTGGGGACTAGCGATTGCGTTGCAGAACTACGCCGCTCGTTTCTTTGGCTCTGGAACTCAGACTTCTGGAATCATTGAGGTTGATGGCAACCTAACCGCTGAGCAAGCCAAGAACCTACAAGAAGGCTTTGACCAAAGGCACAAGGGCGTGGGTCGCGCGCACAAGACCGGCATCATCTCAGGCGGCGCAAAGTATGTTCCTACCTCGGTGGAGAACGACAAGGCGCAGTTCGTTGGACTCAAGGCGGATGGCTGTTGAAGATGTAGCCCGCGCGTTCAATGTTCCTAGCAACTTCCTCAATCTGCCAGGGACTAACACTTACGCATCGGTTGAGCAGAACTCGTTGATGTTTGTCAAATACTGTTTGCGGCCCATCGTACAAAAGCTAGAGAGCGCGTTCACACCGTTACTCGGCCGAGTCCCCGGTGGCGAGAATGCTTTTATCAAGTTCAACCTAGACGGCTTACTACGCGCCGACATCAACACCCGAATGAGCGCCTACAGCACAGGATTGCAGTCTGGCTTCTTGACCATCAACGACGTAAGGAGACTAGAAGACTTGCAACCAGTCAATGACCCTAGTGCCGACACCGTTCGTGTTCCACTGGCAAACGTGAACATTGAAGCTGCTGATCTAAACGCCACAGACAAGCGAGTGAGCATGGCGCAAAAGCTAGTCAACTCAGGATACGACCCTGCCGAAGTTCTAGCATCTCTCGGCTTGCCTGCGATTGCTCACACCGGACTGCCAACGGTACAACTCCAGGGCATCGCACAAGTTGACCCTGAAAATCCGCCGAGCGCATACAACGTGGACTAATGAAAGAACGGTTAGACAATGGCACTGATACCAAACAGCTTAGGAATACCAGTCAGCAACCTAAAGCTACAGGTCAAGCAGATACCGACCCCTGCCAAGATTGCACCGGTAGCTGTGGAGTCTGTGAAGCCCGAACAAGTAGAATTGAAGAAGAAGAAAAAGTGAAAGGCAATACATTGACAAAGATTGAGCAACGCATCAACCCAGCAGAGTTTGAGGTGCGCGAGGAATCAGACGGTATGCACTTCAGCGGTTACGCCGCGCTATTCAATTCCCCTTCCGAGCCACTTCCATTCGTCGAGTCAATCGCTTCTGGAGCTTTCAAGCGTTCACTAAAGTCGCGCAACGACATCAAGTTTCTATGGAATCACGACGCTGGCGAAATCCTTGGGTCTACAAGAGCCAGAACGGTAAACCTAATTGAAGATGACCGAGGGCTAAGAGTTGAGGGTATGCTGCCAAACACCACACGCGGGCGCGATGTCGCCGAGCTTCTAAAGCGTGGCGATGTTGACGCTATGTCTTTTGGCTTTAGCGTTCCAGCCAACGGCGACACTTGGTCGAGCGATGGATCAGAAAGAACACTAAACCGAGTATCTCTTCACGAAGTGTCAATCGTTGCTTGGCCTGCCTACACCGCAACCGCTGGAACTGTTTCAGTTCGCAAGTTTGAAATAATAGCTGAGCGCGCAGATGTTGACGCTGAAGCTTTGGCAGACGCACTTGTGAAAATTGAAGATGGACTAAACATTACATCTGACGAACAGGAAATGCTTAGTAGGGTAATAAGCACACTGTCGCCAGAACCCGAAGCACCGGCAGAGCCAGCAATAGTTGGTGACTTGTCTATGCTTGAACTCAAGAAGAAGAAGCTAGAGCTTCTACTGAAAGGCATCTAATGGCTACCAAAGACCAAATCAAAAAAGTAATTCTCGACTTAGCAGGCAACCCTTCAAGTGGTGCAATAGCTTCACTAGCCGACAAGTGGGCAACCGCTATCGTCGAGCTAGACAAGACCCCTCGTGATGACAACGAGGTGCAGGATGGCGCTCCAACTCCCGCGCTAAAAAAAGAATCTCGTGTAACCAAGCCGGAAGAACTAAGGTAATTTAACCCCTTTCATTACCTCTTTCGCCAAGCTGCAAGATTCTTCCCCTCTGGTTTTATTCTTTTCCCAGAGGGGTTTCTTGCGTCTAGACCCGACGACATAAAAGCCCTATGCACCCTTAATGTAAACTAGAAGCATCGTATGCGTGTTGGCACCTGCGGTAGTCAGTTGAGCGTCTGCGCCACTGCATCCCTATAAAACTAATAAGGAGACTAAATGTCTGAGTTCATCAAATCTCAGCACGAACTCCGCAACACCCTAATTACACAGGTTCGAGAAGTTATTGACTTCGCCGAAGCTGAGGGTCGCGGACTTGACGCTGCTGAAGTATCAAAGATTAACGCAATCGAAGCCGACATCTCAAAGGCTGACGAAACCATCACAGTAGCAAAGCGCAACGAGGAACGTAAGGTTGAGGCATCTGCCGCAGCTAAGGGATTCATCCCAGTCGTATCTGAGGAACGTTCTTCTACTGAAATCTTCCGCGCAATGGCTCTTGGCGAGTCACGCGGACACACTTTCGAAAAGCGTGCTGTTCTAGTACCATCGGCTAACACCGTACCAAAGTCGTTCTACGACCAGGTATTTGATGTTGCTCGCGCGGCTGGGCCAATGCTCGAGACTTCTGAAATCATTCAGACCGCAACTGGATCATCGTTGACAATTCCAACCTTGACCGCTTACTCGGCAATGACCCTAAAGGGCGCAGGCGCTGCGCTTGACGATGTTGCACCTACATACGCAAGCATCACACTAGATGCTTTCAAGTACGGTGGAATAATCCAGGCCGCTTCTGAGCTAGTAACCGACGCAGGATTCGACTTGGGAGCGCACCTTGCTAACCAAGCTGGAAACGCTATTGGTTACGCAGTCAACGAAGCACTAACCGTTGGAAGTGGTTCTTCACAGCCAAACGGAATTGTTACCGCTTCGGGTGCTGGCGTGACTGGTGCGACTGGTGTTGCAGGTGCGTTCACTGCCGACAACCTAATTGACCTTATCTACTCAGTAGACGGTGCAACTAGGCGCAAGGCGTCATTCGCGCTTCAGGCTAACACCGCGTCAATCGGTGCAATGCGTAAGCTAAAGGACACCGCAGGGAACTACTTGTACAACATCTCACAGGTAGGCCCAGCTGGTCAGGACACATTCGCTGGATACGGTGTATTTGAGAATCCACACATTGAGGACACCGCAATAGATGCGAAGTCAGTCATTGCTGGTTCACTTGACAGCTACAAGGTTCGTATGGCAGGTGGCCTAGAGGTCGCATCGTCAACTGACTTTGCTTTCCAGAACGACCTAACCACTTGGAGATTCACCATGCGTCTTGATGGTGACCTAATTTCAAACACTGAGGTCAAGCACTTCGTAGGCGGCGCAAGCTAATCCAACGAAACAGATCGGAGTCCCGTCACTTGTAGGTTAGTGGCGGGGCTTCGCTGTTTGTTCTATGCAACCCTAAAGTAGAATAGAAGTATGGCAATTACAAACGGGTATTGTACCTTGGCACAAATCAAAGCATCCGCCGGCATCACCGACACTGTTGACGACGTATTGCTTGAGCTTGCAGTAGAAGCCGCTTCACGCGAGATTGACGGCGCAACTGAGCGCCAGTTCTTTCAGACAACTACAACGCGTTACTACGCGCCTCGCGACTCGTTCGTTGCAGACATTGACGATCTTGTATCGCACACTCACATCAAAACCTCTACAGCCGCAGACGGAGTGTTTGATGAGACTTGGACATCTACCGACTACCAGCTTGAGCCGCTAAACGGAATAGCTGGCGGCATAGCTACGCCAAGAAACATAATCCGAGCAATTGGCGATTACACCTTCCCGGTTGTCGGCGGCGAAGCAACGATTGAGGTCGCTGGAACTTTCGGCTTTAGCGCAGTGCCAATTCAGATAGTGCAAGCAACGGTCATACTTGCATCGCGTATCTTCAAGCGCAACGACTCACCGCTCGGCGTTGCAGGCTTCGGCGAAATCGGCGTAATAAGAGTGGGCAGGTTTGACCCAGATGTTGAGGCAATGATTATGCCATTCAAGAAGGTACGGTTCGCGTGAGCATCACAGCAATACGCGAGGCACTAGCCACGAACATCGGCACAATTTCAGGGCTAAGAACTTCGGCGGAAATCCCAGATAACCCCAACCCGCCACAAGCGGTAGTCCAGCTTCAGTCTGTCAACTACGACGGCGCAATGAAGCAAGGGCTAACGACTTACAATTTTTTGGTTTCAGTAATAGTCGGCAGAGTTGACGAGCGCAACGCACAACGCAAGCTAGACGGCTACGCATCTTCATCAGGCGCTACCTCGGTGAAGTTAGCAATCCAGTCAGACAAAACTCTTGGTGGCACTGCCTTCGACGTGAGGGTCACAGACATGACTAACATCGGTGCGGTATTATTAAGTGATGCAACATACCTAGCGGCAGACTTTGTCGTGACAGTTTATTCAAACTAAGGAGAACAACTTGGCTAAGTTCGTAGCTACAGATTACACAATCACCGTTGGCGGGGATGACTTGAGTGCAAGCTTGGCCGCCCTAACCCTAGACATCTCAGTAGATGAGCAAGAAACCACTGCATTTGGAAACAGCTCCCGGACTCGTATCGGCGGCTTGAAGGATGGATCAGTAAGCCTGGACTTCCACCAGGATTTGCAGCCGACTCTATTGACGCAACACTATTTCCACTATTGGGGACAGTAGTTGTAATCACAGTAACCCCAACTGGGGAAGCTACTGGCGTAACGAATCCGATTTACACATTTTCGGCGCTTGTAACCCAGTACACACCATTCGCTTCGTCAGTCGGCGATCTAGCCACGCTATCAGTTAGCTGGCCTGTAACCGGCGATGTAGTCCGCGCCACAAGCTAATAAGGAGCAAAAGTGAACATCAACCTACGAATCGTTTACAACGACGAAACAGCCAAGGACATTAGCGCAGGTGCGTCAGACATAGTTGCATTTGAAACAAAGTTTGATTTGAGCATTGCTCGACTTCAACAGAATGTAAAACTGACGCACTTGTTCTTCTTGGCGTGGCACGCAGAAAAGCGTACTGGCGCAGTGAAGGACACTTTTGAAAAGTGGCTTGAAAGCGTTAGCAGCATAGAGGCTCAAGACGCAAAAAAATAGAAGGGCTGGGCGATGACAGTCTGCACTGGCGCATCGTTTGGATTGCTTGTGAAACAGGGATTAGCCCGCGTGAACTGCTAGAGCTTGAGCCTCGTATGCTTTGGACAATGGGTCGCTACCTAGAAGCCAAGAATCAAAGGCAACAACGCAAGCGGTAAACTGGTAGCAAGGAGCGCGGATGATAACGACTAGCATTGACCAGCAGGGACTCCGCGAGGCTTTGAAAGAACTAAAGCAACTTGATGAAAACGCAATCAAAGACTTACGCGCAAATCTTCGAACAGGCTTAGGCCCAGCCGCTACTGCGATAGCCGGATCAGTTCCAGTTGAACCACCGCTATCTGGTATGAACAACAAGGGCAGGCTAGGCTGGTCGGCGGTTAGAAGCTCGGTTAGCTTTACCCCTGGCAAGTCTAAGAAGACTGGTAACAGTTTCCTTGCCACAATTAAGATAACAGGCAAGAGCAAAAAAGGGCGGCTTTGAAATGGCGGAGCTTGCAGGCTCTCGCACTAAGGGCGTAACGGCATCAGGTCGCGCAATGATTCGTGGACTCAACGCACGCTACCCAATGATAAAACGTGGCGGTCGTTTCACCTATGCCAAGTTCCGCGAGCTAAGACCGCAAATCGAAAAACTCGCAATCAAAATAATCAAACAAACGACTGACAAAGTGAACAAAAGGTTGGTGCGCTAATGTCAATCAACCTGCCGATTCTAACTAAGTTTGATAGCTCAGGCGTTGACGCTGCTGAAGGCGCTCTTGGTAAGTTCGGCAAGGCAGTTGGTGCAATCGCAATAGCTGCGGCGGCAATAACCGCTGGCATCGTTGCTAAGGGACTAAAAGACTTTGCAGACTTTGACTCAAAGCTTCAGGAATCCGTTGCGATTATGGGCGACGTTTCCGATGTCATGCGCGACGACATGGCAGAGGCCGCCAAGCTTGTAGGACTCAACACAAAGTTCTCGGCTGAAGAAGCCGCCGAATCATTCTTCTTCCTAGCATCAGCCGGTCTAACTGCATCCGAGTCAATTGCCGCACTGCCACAAGTCGCCCTCTTTGCGCAAGCTGGTATGTTCGACATGGCAACGGCGACTGACTTAGCAACAGACGCACAGAGCGCACTAGGGCTTACCTCAGACGACGCAGCCGAAAACCTTGCAGGACTTACAAGAGTTACTGACGTATTCGTAAAAGCCAACACACTAGCTAACACCTCAGTAGAGCAACTGGCTGCCGCCTTCACCACTAAAGCTGGTAACGCAATCAAGACCGTTGGCAAGGATCTTGAAGAAGGTGCGGCGGCCCTAGCAGTATTTGCCGACCAAGGTATCAAGGGCGAGCTAGCTGGAACGCTTTTGACGAACACCTTGTTCGGATTGTCTGACCGCGCCAAAGCAGTACCAAAGGAATTTGAGCGACTAGGCATTGCCGTCTTTGACGCAGATGGAAACATGAGCAACTTGGCAGACATTGCCAGAGATGTAACAGTTGCCTTTGATGGACTAAGCACCGAGCAGAAACTTGCAGAGCTTTCAAACCTAGGGTTTAGCAAACAATCGCGTCAGGGTATTTTGGCGTTGGTTGTAACAGCGAGGCGCTTACCGAATACGAAAGCAAGCTGCGTGATGCCGGCGGGACTGCTGAAGAGTAGCCGCTAAGCAGATGAACTCGCTGACTGGCGATTTGATTCTGATGAACTCGGCGTTTGCTAACGCATCTCTTGTGATAGGTGAGGCGTTTGAGCCAGCCGCCCGAGGACTAGTTGGTGCGCTTACTCCAATTGTCAAAGAGCTGACTCCATTACTTGCAGAAATACTAGACGACCTCTCGCCAAAGATTGAACGCGTTGCAAAAAACATTTCAGAGTTTGTGACTGCTTTATCTTCTGGCGAGGGCAGGGCTGATTTATTCCAGAACATTAGCGACAGCATCAAGAACTTTTTCGCTGGCGGTGGATTGAAAGACGCGCTGCTGGCGTTCAACCAATTTAGATTCGACCTGATCAAGTCGATACTTGACGCGCTGCCAGGAATACTTGAGGGCTTTGTTAAAGTCCTACCATTGGTCATTGCGTTCCTAGCTAACGAATTTATTCCTACGCTAATTGACCAGTTCGTGATGATTTTCCACAGAGCTTGTTAGAGTTTTAGCTGACGCGCTGCCTATGATTATTCAGGCAATCGCTGACACCATCCCCGGCATACTGGCCGCCCTCTCAGAAATGCTGCCGGTTATTCTCGAGCGGTTGCTTTCCTTTATCCCAGAGGTGCTGACGGCCGCGCTGGAAATCTTTAACTCGCTTATTGACGCGCTGCTGATAATCGTGCCGCAGCTAATTACTACCGTCATCGAGCTGCTACCTCAGCTAGTAGAAACAGTCTTGGGGATGTTGCCAGAGTTTATTGACTCTGCACTTGAGCTGTTCAACGGCTTGATTACTGCACTGGTTGAAATTATCCCGATGCTACTAACTGCCATACTTGACGCTCTGCCTTCCATCCTGCTAACCGTTGTAGGTATGTTGCCTGAATTGCTAGAAGCCGGCATTGAGTTGTTCATGGGTCTTGTTATGGCAGTGGTAGACATTCTGCCAGACTTGCTAATTGCGATTGTTGAGCTACTGCCTGAGATAACTGCCGCTGTCGTGGGCATGATTCCAGAACTACTGGTCGCAGGCATTGACTTGTTCTTGGCTCTTGTCACCGCGCTAATTGACGCAACCCCCAGAGATACTGACAGCCATCATCGGTCTAATCCCTGAGATAACCGGCGCACTGATTAGCGCAATGCCACAGATGGTATCGGCAGGCTTTCAATTGCTAACAGGTTTGGCTAAGGGAATCTACGACAACTTGCCAAGGATTGCAAGCAACATCGCAAGCAGCATTGGCAGCTCAATCACTAACTCGGTCAAAGGCTTCTTTGGTATTCAGTCACCATCCAAGCTATTTGCTGGAATCGGTGGCGACTTAGCCGCTGGACTTGAGCAAGGTATAAAAGACTCCAAAGATCTAGCAGTCGGCGCATCGCTTGAGATGGCAAGCGAAGTGAAGTTTGCATCCGACTCAGCCTTTGACGGGGTATCAGCAGGCGCAATGTTTACGCCTTCATTCGGCAACACAAGCAAGAAGCAAAAGACTGGCGGCAACAACATCAACATCACAGTAAACGCTGGCATGGGCGCAGACGGTGGCCGTATCGGTCAACTGATTGTTGACGAGATAAAAAGGTTTGAGCGTTCTAACGGGCAAGTCTTTGTTGGGGCATAATGGCTAAGCCGACACAGTTAGTGGAGCTAGGCTTTGACCTAACCGGAAACAACACTGGCCCATACTTTAGGCTTGACGACGCAACGGCAGGCAAGCTGGACAACACTTCTTTTCTATTGGGTGGCACAATCTTTTTTGATGTCACGCAGTATGTTCTAGGTTTGTCAATCCGCAGAGGAAAGTCGCGCCAACTGGATCGCTACGGCACTGGTCAGGCAAATGTGGTGTTTGACAACAACGGCCGAGTCTTTGACCCCGAATACGCTGACTCGCCATACTTCGGTCAGATAATTCCAAGGCGTGAAATAAGAATAACCTCAAATAGCATCGTTCAGTATCAAGGCGTTATTGACGACTGGGACTTGCAGTATCAGCCAGAGGGCAATTCAATAGCCATAATAAAAGCGTCTGACGAAATGAGCCAAATGGCTAACCAGTCGCTTTCCGCTGTAACCAACACAGCACAGTTCACAGGTGAGCGCATCGCGGCAATACTCGGTAACGCTGGAATGCAGTGGCCGAACAATAGAACCGACCTAGAAACTGGCTTGCAGTCTTTACAAGCTGACGTAATTTCCGAAGGGACTAACGCGCTTAGTTACCTAAATACAATTGCCGACTCCGAGCCAGGTGACTTCTACATAAACAGACAAGGCATTGCAACATTCAAAGACCGATACGAGTCTGCACCCGCAACCCCGTTGTTGTTTGCCGATGATGGTACTGGCATTCCGTATCAGAACCTCGCTGTCGTCTACGGATCAGAACTGCTATACAACGAGGTAAGCGTCAGCCGACTTAACGGCGGCACTGAAACTGCGGTCAATCTGAAGTCGCAAGAGGACTTTGGCATTTCATCTTTTTCACTCTCAGGACTTCCGCTAGACAACGACACAAGTGCCGACAACCTAGCAACCTATCTAGTCTCCGGATACGCTCAGCCCGAATACCGGTTTGAAGCGATTGACATAAACATCACCGACCTAAGCAACTCGGTGCAAACGCAGATACTTAATCTAGAAGTTACTGACTTCATTCGTCTGCTGTTTACGCCTAACAACGTTCCACCTGCGATTGACAGGTTCGCTAAGGTAATTAGAATTTCACAAACAGTCACGCCGCTAAGCCACACAGTAACGCTAGGGCTGGCATCAACCGAGTACAACTTCTTTACTCTGTCAGATGTCATCTTTGGTAGACTTACAAGTGGCAACGCACTGAGTTACTAGGAGATTACATGACCGGCTGGAAACAATGGGCCATCGCTGAAGTCGTAGACGCTGATGAGTTCCAGACTTATCTGCAAAACCAGGTTGTTATGGTATTCGCCGATGCAGCCGCTAGAAGCACAGCACTTAGCACAAGCGTCGCTGAGGGCATGGTTAGCTATCTGGAGGATAGTTCTGCCCTGTTCTTCTACAATGGCTCTGCGTGGGTTGCAGCGGCTTCTGACGGTGACATTACGGCGGTCACAGCTGGAACGGCCCTGACCGGTGGCGGCACAACTGGCGACGTAACACTAAACGTTGATCTAAGCGCGGTGACAATTCCGGCTTCGCAGATAAGCGACCTAACTTCTACAGCCGCAGAACTCAACTTTGTTGACGGCGTTACTTCCTCAATTCAGACACAGTTAGACGGCAAGCAAGCAGCTGGCTCAGGCGGACTTGAAACTAACTTCCTACTAATGGGCGCTTAAGGAGCATAAAAAATGGCAAACGCATACAAAGTTCTAGGACAGGTAGCTCCGGCTGCAACGACAGACACAACTCTTTACACAGTCCCAGCGGCTACCGAGGCAGTTATCTCAACAATCGTTGTGGCTAACCGCTCGGCAACGGCTAGAACTTATGACATAGCAATCAGCCAAACGGTGCAACCTTGGCAAACTTGCATTACCTTGCGAAGGCCGTAACGGTCGGCGCTTCTGACTCAACCACAATTACTCTAGGTCTCACGCTAGACGCTGCGGATGTTGTGACGGTGCAAGCCTCAACAACAGACCTAAGCTTTAACATCTTTGGCTCTGAAATAACTGCGTAGGGTATAGATAATGGCGGTCACAAAACTTTCCACATCTGGGCTAATTAGCTTTGCTCGGTACAACTCCATGCTTGCTGGGTATCTTGCTCCGCTAACCGTTGATTTCCTAGTTATCGCAGGTGGCGGTGGTGGCAGTTCTAACACTTACGATACAGCTGGTGGTGGTGGTGGTGGTTCTGGTGGTTATAGAACTAGCGCAGGAACTTCGGGGGGTGGGGCAAGTGCCGAAACTGCAGTGATTCTTGGTGGCTCAACTGAATAC